GATGGTGCCTGTGAACGTGGCCTTCTCGTGTGCGATCCGAAGGATCTCACGAGCGACCAAATCCGTGGTAACTAGCGTCTGCGTCATTTAAGAAAACCCCTTAACTCGTGGCACTCCATCCCTTTCGGGATGAAATTTGCTTTGCCCGCCACTTTCGGTACTGAGCAGTCGTCATTTGGGACGGCTCTTGCTCAACATTCCCGGCGTCAGATCCTTCGATCTTCGGCACAGGTGGCGGGGCCTTGCTGAGCGTGGTTTTGGCTTTAGCGGCTGCAGCGCGTTCGTACTTCAAACGCTCCGCAAGTGCTCCAAGCTCATAGGCGGCGACGGAAGGAGGTAACGCCGAAAGACTCGTAGCAATGTCCGGGTTTTTCCCTAGGTGGTAAGCGAGCTCTGGACCTTGCTCCGCTCTAATCACCATTTCGGCGATCTGATCGGATATCGGCGCGTAGTTCGCTATCTCGTTGAAATCCGGCTTGTCCTTCGCGAAATCCTTCACCCGTTTGGTGTACTCGGCAAGCTCAGCTTGCTTTCGCTGCTGTGCTTGCTCGGCTCTCAGTTCACGCTTAGCAGCCTCTGTAGCTGCCTTGGCCGCGTTCTGAGAGATGTACGCCTGATGCTGTGCTTCGTCGAAGTTGAAATCGGCTAGGGTCCTCACCTTCTCCGCTAAGGGAGGAGGCTGAACCTCGGCCGGTCTCTGCTTCTCTCGAATCGCAAGATCGCGCCAATGATCGCGGTCCCGCTCAGCATCTCGCCGTAACCTCGTCAGTTCCGCAAAACGCTCATTGAGCCGATTGGTTTCGGGCTCAATAGTCTCGCTAGTTTTGCTCGGTGTAGCGGCCGGTGATGGGGCGGCTTCGTTTTCCGTCTTCGACTCGGCACCATCCGGTTGAGTCTCAGTGGAACTTACGTCTGCATCAATTTGAGGCGCAAGCGCCTCCGGTGTCGTTGACATAGGTGGCGCCCTCTCGAGCGAATTGAAGCCCGATGAATTCGCATCGGTACGATTGGCTAAAACTTAGCCTAAACAGGCAACTATTGCAACGCTTCCTGCTCGTACACAGGAACCGCCGAGGTCTTGCCGTTGACCTTGACCATATCGACCCGCAGTAGCTTGGGCTTTGGCGGAATGACGACTACTGGCTGCTGCTTCGCTTGCATGTCAGCCATCATCGCCACATGCCCTTGCATGAACTCGGCGACCTGAGTGTTCACCTCAGCCAGCGATTGAGCGACTTGCGTGCTCAGTTGCTCGCGCTCGTTCGAGAGCTGATCCTCGCCAGCCTGGCTTTGCACTTCCATCGACCGTTGCGACAGATTCGCCTCGGTTTTGGCGAAGTTCGCATCGGCCTTAGCCACCTGTGCCTCGAACTGGGCGCGCTGGGTTTTGAGGTCCGCAATGGCAGTGCGCACGTTCGCCTCGGCCTTCTCAGCCTCGGCTTTCTTCTGCTCCGCTTCTGCTGCGGCTTGCTGAACCATCTGGCCCATTTGCTGTACTTGCTGCATGGACTGATTGACCTGAGCCATGCCCTGCGCAACCTCGGGCGGTATCTTCTTGTCCTTGTTCACGATCTGCTGGATTTGAGGCGGCAAGATGGCCTTCATACGCTCGGAAATCTCCTCAGCGTAGGGCGCGTCCATCGCCTTGAAGAACAAATCACCCGCTACTTGCTGCAACGTGGGATTGTTCGCGAACATCTCCCCGTAAACCTCAACCGCTTCCTGGCGCTTGGTAGAGAAGTTCGGGCCTACAGTAATGGTCACATCGAACTTGCCACGCGAGACGTCGTTGAGCTTTTGCAGCGTGCCTGTAACCGGGTCAACCTCACCAGGCACGGGTTCGTTGATCTGCACGTAGCTGTCAGTACCGTCCGCCCCCAATACCCTCAAAGCTCTAGGCGTGTCGTAAATCTCCGGTATCAGGTCGAGGAATATCTCGTGCGTCCGCTGCACGCTTTTCGCCATGTTGTCTTGGAAGTTGAAGGTGGCTATTTCCCCTTGCTGCTGCGTCGCAATGATCGCTCGGCCGGACTTGGCTCCAGGTATGCGATCCCCGACGTTGGTCTGGTAGATGCCCGAGGTTGAGTTGAGCAGTTCGGAGGCTTTCGTGCCGAGCTCAAGCATGGCGATTGGTAGCTCAGGTCCGCCAGTCCTCGCAGGAGGCCCAGGCGAGCCTGGATCAGCGTTGTACAGGGCAAAGGGATAGCCTTGCTTGAACGCCTCTGTAATGCCCTTCTCGTGCCCTTCCGCTTGCTTGGCGGTCATCCAATACGGGGCCTGCAACCACCTCGCTGTGGCTTCCATCGCTGCGGTATTCGTCAGGTTCAGGTTGCGCTGTGCGTCCTTGCTAAACCTCGGCAGACCCCAGTACTGCCACTTGCCGTCGATGATCATCTGCTCGCCGAACACGACCACGAACCGGTGCTGTTTTCCAGCGCAAACCTTGGGCTTCTCGAGGATCGCATCACCCGAGACAATGCACATCATGATTCGATGCGTCTTGACCTCGCGCTCGTCGATGATCTGGACGGCTTCAAGCCCATCCTCTTTCTCTAGCTCGTCACGCTCGATCACCCGACCGTCTGAGAGCTTAACGACCGTGACCGTTACAGGCTCCTTGTACCAGTACTCCGCAATCCGAACGTCGTCCTCGGTCGCCCAATCGTGCTCGTCATCGAACTCGTTACCCTCGAAGCTCACGGGCTCTCTATCGGGGTACTTCGCTTCGTAAGCCTTCCTGCTGATCCGATTGTCGAGAATCCAGTCCTCTGCGTCACGTTTCAACGGGTCTCTAGCCGCCTCATCCCAGTGCAAACAGAATGGATTGGGGATCGACTCGACGTAAATGTCCTGTTCGAAAGACTTGTCAGATTCGTACTCGGTCACGACACGCCAAGCACCAAACCCGCCACCTACCTGAAAGTCCCCAGCGTTATCAATAATCGTGTCAGCGTCAGAGGTGTTCCAGATGTTGCGGGTTAGCCCTTCGATGATATCGGCCATCTGCTTGTCGGCGTCCTCGTAGCCTCTTACCTTGGCCTGGGGACGATTGGCCCGCATGTCGTTGATGACTCTCTTACATTTGATGCGCAGCTCGTTGAACTCGTAGCAGGGTCTAGCGCCCCGCTCCTTGGTCATGTTCGTGTCCCACTGCGCTCCGGGCTCGTTCACGAACTTGAGGTCAGCCATCGCTTTCTGGCGGTTGGTCTGGTCCGCATCGACCATCGACTTGTAGCGCCGACGAACCCTAGCGACTAGCTCGGTGCTTTCGCTGCGCTTGGGCTTGTCGCCCTCGGTCTTAGCGGCTTTCTTGCGTGCCATTGACGACTAACCCCTCAAATGCTTGCTGCGCACGAGCAATGAATTGCCCTAGCCATGCATCAGATTCGTCTTCATATTCGTGATTTTCGCTGTACGAAAGACGAACTCCTTTGACGGTCGCCGATGCATACACCTCGCCACGAGGGCTCTTACCAATCGTCATGCCTATCATTTTGTCACCCTGCCCAAGCCCTTCGGAACCCGGAATACGGATCACTTACCTTGTGCGTGTCGTTGGTCAACTGATCGGCCACTATTGCAAGGTATCGTGTGCCGTCAGCACCGTGAGACTCGTCGTCGTGAACTGGGGTTGAGGCCTGTCCTTCTGCGTTGACTCTTCGCCGATATCTTCCCAGTCGATTGACCAGCTCACTAGCGTTTGCTTTGTCCACGTAGAACCGGCTAAAGACCTCGCGAGTCTTTCGGATGCCTTGCTCAATACCGATATCAGGAACGATCTCCACAGTCCAACCCAAAGCTGTGAACTGCTCCTCGGCACTTGAACCCGTAACATGCTTTTGCTTCCCGTCGTGTGGCAAATAGACCTTGCCGTAGTTCAACTTGAGCCCTTGGAGTTCCTGGCTGTAGCTCGGAATATAGCGCATACGGTCCTCGATGTACCGAATGACGCGAATCTCCGAGGCTAAGCGTTGCACGAGTATCAGGCTCATGTAGTCGTTGTAGCCGAGATCACAAACGACGTGAACCCGTAGCATGGGGTCATAGGGCACGTTACACAGGCGCCCTGACTGCCTGAGAGCAGACACTTCCTTGTAGTAGATCGCGCCCTCAATCGCTGGCCTACACAAGCCACCGTAGATGTGCGCGTAGTCGTCCGGACTTTCCTTCTGCATCCGTTCCCGAGCTTTGTCGAGAACGGTGGACCTCCAAGGGTTATCGTCCCAGTTGATGTTGACCGCTACGACCTCAGGACTCGGATGCACAACGAAACGCTGGTAGGTCTCGTCTGTGTCCATCTCAGGGTTAAAACTCGCCCAAATCTCTGAGGCGGGCTTACGGATGGTCGGTTCCAAGATATCCCACGAGCGTTTAGAGACTGACTGCGCTTCCTCAACCCAAGCACGGTCTAAGCCTTCCCACGACTTGATCGACTCTCGGGTCTGTGCTGACAAGCCAGCAAAGCCAAACGTGGTGCCGTTCTTGCCTCGAATCTCGGTGGCTAGAATGTCGTAGAACTTGCCGAGTCCTAGCTCTTGAATCTGATTGCTTAGAAGCTGGTGTACTGAGTCCTTGATGGACTTCTGGACCTCACGGAAGCATC